ACTTCATCAACATCATAATCACCTTCGAATATATTTAAAACATCAAAATCATTAACAATAGCAGTATTCCCATGCCTTTTCTTTAAGAATCCCTTTAATTTAAGCACAGCTAAATCATTAGGAGCTGTTCTGGGGTATCTTGTTGTTAGAATACCTACCTGCCATTCACCTTTAGTTACTCTTGCAACTTCATCATGAAGCATACCAAGGTTACCATTCTCAATCATATATTTCCATTGAGCTTCAGAATCCCTACCTAACTTTGCCCAAATTCCAGGTTTTTCCTTAGTTCCAACAAGCATGTCTTTTAAACTTTTCTGTTCTCCCTTTTGATTTACAACTCTCAAAACAATATCAGAACCTTTAAAATCTATTGAACCTGACCTAGCATTATCTGGAAGCATTATTTCACCTGGGTCAACTTTTGTTTTACCAGGACCTTCTTTACCTTCACCAGTTCTAACTGAAATATCTAAGTTTCTAAATTTAAAACTTTGTTTAATAACAGCTTTACCACCATATCTATCGCCTTTAGGGGTAATAGATTCTGGACTTAAAATAGGATCTAAAAATTGTGACTTTAAAGTGTTATGAAGGACATGTTCTCCCATCATACTAACATCACCCCCCATAGCAGCAATCTGTAAATGATGACCTAAATTTTTCAACTGTTGTGGTGAATTAGCTAAATCCTCAAGACTTGTTTTTAAATCAGCACCCTTTATTTTTAATAATGAAATTCTTTTATATAAATTGTCTTGAGTAAGTCTTCTAAGAATACCTTCCCCAGAATTAGCAGACGCACCTAATAATTGATCAATTTTACCTTTGTAAAAAGCATCGTAATAAGCTGCATGTTCTGTATTATTCATAAAATTAGCTAAAGAATATGATTGTCGCGCATTCATTTCTACATCAGGAATAATTGTAACTCCAATTTTGTCCATATTCATAGTTTTGATATACTCAGATATTTCTTTACCTGAAATATTTAACATACCATCTATATCTTTATCTATATATCTAATTCTATCTTGTTGTTTTTTAGGTAAATTAGCCCATTCAGCATCAGAAATAGAAGATTTCATCTTATCTGCACTCTTAGTCATAAGAATATCTAATCCTTTGTGTTTACCAAAGATATCAGCCTGTATATCAGGGTCATGAACAAATACTGTCTTGCCTAACATTAAGTAGTCTTTACCAGTAGAAGAAATTACTGGTTTAAAAACATTTGATCCTTTTCCTGAAACACCATAATAAAGTTCTAATATTCTTTTAAAATCTGCAGAGATAAATGATATACTGTCAAATCCAGAAGCATCTTCTCTATTTCCAAGCATTTTTGTCCAGTCAGTACCTTTTTTCCTTAAAATCTTTTGTGTTTTTTTATCAGCCTTAATACTTGCTGTGCCCTCATCATTCCAAACAATAAATCCAACATCTCTTTTAGAAAAATCTTTTAGTAACTTTTTATCAGCTCCAGAAGAGTTACCTGCAAGTTGAAGCATTAAATTCTTATCCATTCTTTTAAATGAAGGTGTATGATAAAGACTAAATCTTTTCCCTAAATTAGCAAAGCCTTCAGAGGTCCCTCCAATTATGTCTAAAAATTTATTCTCATTACCTTTTCCAGTAACCATTCTTTTAACAACAATGCTTCTCATAGCATCCTCGTGCGCTTCAGTCCAAGTATTAGACTTTTCTAAAGTATTCATCATAGATTCAATCTTATCTCTAACTCTTCCTGTCGATGATTTTGCAAACTTCTTAAAAATTTCTGTTCTAAATAACTCTGTTACTTCAGCAAAGCTAGTTCTAGGAACAGCAAGTGCATCTTTTGCATTCCCCATCCTTATTACTACTACACCTTTATGTTTGCCCTCAGCCCAGTCATGCTTTGAAATATTCTCATAAAAGTTCTTTACCAATTTCTTATTTTCTGCTGTATTAGAATAAGAATTAACGCTATGTGGAGATTCCATATCAAAAGCATTTATTGATTTATTTAACAATCTTTTGCCAGTATACACTTGAGCAAATAATTCACCATCAACAAATACAAAAGGTATTTTAGAACCTTGAAGAAAATTAATAAATGGATTCTTTTGTACGTTCTTGTTTCCGACAATTACTTTGTTATTACCAACCATTAATACATCAGTAGATACAGAACCATTTCTTAATACAAGCATTTTTTGAGTATCATCTTTAACTTGAACAAGCTTTTCTGCGTATTCTGGTTTAGAAAAAATATCCTTACCAGGTATTAAATCTTTACCAACTTTAACTTCCATAGATTCAATTAAAGCTTTCATTGGATTTTTTGTTAATAAAGCTTTATCGAAATGTTGCTTTTGAACTTCAGCTTCTCCATATTTACTTCCATGACCAGTAGCATCAGGAAAGTATTTATTAAAATAATCTTGTTGAGTCAAAGTTCCATGATTACCCTGAGATTTCTTATTCATGTAACTCTCTACTTCCATATTGGCAGCATCAACCATCTTTTCTATATCGCTTGTTTTAACCCCAAATTTTTGTAACCATTCTTCTATTTTAGGCCTTAAAGATTCATCAGTCAATTTATCAGCATTTAAAACATAGTCTATAGTTCCCTTCTTCTTTTTAGTAGTTATTAGACCCTCACCTTGAAGAAAATTAAACAAAGCATCTGGATCATTCGTCCCTTCAAAATATTTCTTAACACCTATATGTATAGGGTCAGAAGGGTCCATAGCTTTAACAAAGTCAATTAAAGTTTCTTGAGCATTTTGTTGAGCCTTTGTTCCAGCCCTTCTAAGAATATCCCTTAAAACTAATGCTTCATTTTTACCAAATGCATGGTCTCTAAAATTAATAGTATCACCTTCACCTATTAGTTTCTTCTTAGTGGTCCTGGAGGTACCTCTCTTTATTAAACCATCAACATACTCGTTATATTTATTTATAGCCTTATATACACGAGTTCTCTTGTCTTTAGGAGCGTTTATCATATCTATCTTTTTAACAGAAAATCCAGTACCACCATCACCAAGAGTTGAATATTCAGCAAGAGGAATTCCTAATCCAGCTAGTTGATTTAAAACCGATATATCTTTACCGTCAATTTTAGTATCTCTAGCTATATCTACAAAGATTTTTTGTGTTACATCTGCTCTAAAAAAGTCAAGTAATTCTTTCTGAGTGATAATTTTATTACTAGTTAAAAATGAATCTAATTTCTGCATCTGCTCAATAGATACTTCAGCTTTAGTTTGATTATCTCTACTTAATGACTTATTTCCTTTAGCTCCCAATATACCTAAAACAGAATTTTTTAAAGCATTCGCATTTCCAAGCTCCACCCCTTCAGCAGTTTTAACTGTTACATTCGGTCCAGCTAATAATTTATATCCAGTTAAAGTATTAGGATCTTTTTGAATTAGCCCTGAAGCTTCTAATTGAGGTAAAACTTGGTCATTCCATATAGGATTTTCAGTATCGCTAAAAAAGTTACCAAATCTTTCATGTCCCTTTTGAACACGTCTATGAAGAACAGGGAAAATTAAATCTGATAAGTCATTAAAATCAAATGTTCCACCTCTTTTATGGACATTAAATGTCTTTATCATACTAGCTTCACCAAAATTCAAAACCTCTATAAGTTTGCTTAATTCAGCCTCATTTCTAATGACAGCATTCTGTAATTGAGGATTTTCACTAGCAGACCCTTTCATAGTATTATGAATAGCCTCTAAAACATTATTAGCTTTATTACTGTAATCCTGAACATTTTTAAGGTTTACACCTTTAATCTTTCCTGCTTCAGCAAGATCCTGAATCTTTTGATCAATAACAATTCTTTTAGGAACAGTACCTAAATCACCACCTTCAGGAGTTTTTGTAGGGCCCCAATCTGTTATTTTAATCACATCATAAGCTGTTTTAATAACATTAGATTCCACATTGTCAATTATCTTTTCATTGATAGACTTCATCATAAAATCAAAATCTTTTACAGTGTTTATTTTAACACCATCAAAATCGTTAGCTCTTATTGAAGCCTCTATAGCTTTAGCTTCTGCTTCTGTAATTAAAGCTTTAGGTTTTATGTATTTCTTAGGAGAGGCAGCTTGTAACCATTGATAATATTTATCAAACAATGGGAATGCTCTTTGAGTTCTGTATAAAGATGGAGATTTTTGAGATACTGAATTACTTACTTCAATAGCTTCTGGAGTATCTCCAACTAAACTCAACTCTTCAGCCTTTCTATTAATCTTTTTAAACGTTCTATCTGTTAGAGGGTTTATATTACTAAATTGACTTTCATGTAATGTAGGGATTGTATCATACAACCTTTGTTGAGGAATACCATAAGCATGTAATCCTCTTCTTAATTTTTGCATCTTAGGTATATTCATTTCAGGAGTTAAAGGCACTCCTTTTCTATTTAAAAATGCACCAATCATTAAAGAGGTCATAATATCTGTAGGGTCCATTTCATGCCCTCTAGCTATATCTATAGAAGTTCTTATATTCATAATAGCAGTACCAAGTAAAACTCTTTTCCAATTAGCTAGGGTACTTTTGAAATCCTCAGTTACAGCAGCTTTCATCATTTCCTTACCATAACGAACTCTTTCCTGATTTAATGCAATTTTTAAGTTTTTAACAGCTTCTGGCTTGGATATGGCCCCTTGAGATGATATTGGTCTTCTTAAGTCTATTGTTTTTTGACCAACCTTTACTGAATGTCTAAATCCGTTATCTTTAGCACTATCACCAATAATTTTTGAATTAGCTATAAGTTTATTAGTACTCATTTTATTGAAATGATTTCTACTAAATACAGCTTTAACACCACCTTTAAAATCAGTACTAGTAATAGATGATTTACCAGCTGCAGGTAACAATTTAAGGAAACCAAAGGCTGAACCAACTCCTACACCCCACAATGGAGCAGTCCAATCATATTCTCTATCTTCTCTTTTTGAATGAACAAATTCAGTAGCAGCGTCAATAAGACCAAACATAATACCTTCATTAATAACGCTACCCATTGCAAATCCCCATTTACTAGGATTTCTAGCCATAACAATATCAACAAAATCCTGCATAGGTCTTGAGGTTACATTTTTCTTTATAGTTTCTTTTAGGATTAAAGCTTCTTTAGCTGTTATTGTTTTTTTTCTTACAGCTTCATTAGCTAAATTAGAAATGGCATCTGTAGCTCTTTTATTGAAGTTTTCTGCTACACCTTTACCAGCTTGATCCCATCTATGCTGATGGCTTAAACTGCTTATAGTTTTCTTAACATCCTTTTTAATGAAACTCATTTTAGCTTTAGTGCCAAACTGAGTTCTATGAGCTTTAGCTACAACATCATCCGCAGTCTTCTTAATAACATGCTCAACAGTCTCTGCTCCAGCTTTTTTAATAAATGGTTTAGCAACCATCTGGGTAGCTTTAGCACCTAACTTCATAGGACCACCATAAACAAAACCAACAGTACCACCAATAGCTGACGTAACTTGACCTAATTTTGTTTTTGGAGTTAAATAATCTTCTTCAAATTCATCTGGAATAAGCCATCCAGGTACACCAAAAAAAGCAGTATCTAATGCAGAATAGACAGGTAAACCTAAACCTTCCCAAACTAATCTACCAGCATCACCTGCATCAAAGCCTGATGGCTTCTGTAAAGGTGTTTGAGATATAGCTTCATCAGCTCCAGCTCTTTTTAATGGCTTTAAATCACTAGAATCAAAAATACTCTCTAATGATGTTTGCATTAATTTATCAGGATCTAAAGTTGACCCCATCAAATCTTCTAAAGTTGTAACCATCTATATATATTTACTTAAAAGCATTATTTTTCCATGTGTCTTCCCAAAAAGAAAAATCCTGCAATTTAAAGTTATTGTATCTAGAATCTTCTATCATCTCATCCTTTTTAAGCCAATCAACATTTTGGACTGTATTTACATTAAAAGTTTTAGCATCAGAATATACATCGTAATCATGTTTTACAGAACCATATTCACTGCCATGCCCTTTATTAAACCAATTATCCTGAACACCACGACCACTTTGCCCTCTGAATTTACTCCCTAATTCATTTCTAGGAATAAAATTTGCGTATAAGTCATTCATACTCAATCTACTGCCCTTAAGTAAATCAGCCTTTCCAGTTTTGCCTCTACTGTTAGCGTCCTTTATTTTACTTTTAGCTGATGCATTATTTTGAACCATATCTAAATAATATGTCATGACCTCATCTTTATCAAACAAAGCAATCGGTTCATGGCCTTCAAAAGCTCTAACTTTATTAACACTTTTAATATAAGTGTTCATAGATTCAAATCGTTCTTCTACCCAAGGAACATGTGATTTAGCTGCATCGATTCCTTGTTCTTGATTATAAAAAAGCGCCCCTAATATAGGAATGTTTTGTCCCGCATGATATCTACTAGGGTTCATATGTTTTAGAGTATTTTGTAAAAAAACTTGTTTTAGATTACCCATTTCAACAGCATCAGGAATATGATTGGTACTCCAAGTATAAAGATCTAAATGTTTAGTACTTTTAGTATTTTTACGTTCTGGATTCTGAAACTGGGACAAATGACCTACTACTTTATGTGAAATATGTTTTCCAAATGCAAGTCCCGCTTCTTTCTTTGCTTTTTTGTAATTTGTTCCTGGATTTAAAGTTTCTTCAACTACAGAAAGATCTTGATCTGCTCCAAGTTCTGTAGGAGGTTTTAAGAAAGCTTCAGTAAGAGTTGTGGGAACTATCTTTTTTTGAGCATCTATAGAATCTTGTTGTAGCTGTGCATTTAACTTAGCAAGATTTTCCTCAATTTGTTTCTGTCTATCTATATCACGCTGCTCAAATTGTGCTTCACTTTCTGCATTTAAGCTGTCTAAAATACTTCCCATTATTTCTCCTTAAATATTTTGGAAATTAACACTTTTTTGTAAATCAAAAGTAGCTTTTTCCAACTCTAGCCATTCCATCATTTCATCTAATTTCTTTTGAGCATCTTTATCGCCTTTATCTATAGCATTATGATATGAAGCTTTCAAAGAATTAAGATTCTTAATATACCTTTGTTGTAATGCAAGGAATTTAGGATCTTTTGGGTCGATTTGTTGGATTTCCATTTCTCTAATTGCCATAACATCATCATATATACCTGCAGATTTCATATCTTGCTTCACACCCATCATTTGATCTAAACTTACAGGGTCTGTTATATATGCAGAAGTCTTATCGGCAACTGCTTGTATTTTGTTATATTTATTAAATGCATCAGAAATAGTTGCAGACATATTTTGTTTTCCAGACTCAATTGCAGCAAGATCTTGTATAGCTTGTTGTGCTTCAGCAGGGTCTATACCTCTTAAATATTCAACTACACCACTTAAAGCTTCAGGCCCAGTGATAGATGAAGATAATAGATTGCTTATATGTTCTTGTCTTTTACCTTGGAAGGCAGCATTATCATCAGCATAATCTTCAATTAAATCATAAACTTCTTCAAGTTCAACTAATTCTCCACCCCAATTAAGCGCAGGTTTATTATCTACTACTTGATAACCTATCATACCAGCATAATTAGCTTTCATAGAATCAAACTGTTTACCAGCAAGAACAACTGCAGGAGATCCTGCTAATTCACCTGCATATTTAACTTGTTTATCTCTTTCAGTATCTAACCATTTACTATATTCCACATTAGTCATGTAGTTTTTATTGTTCTCTACACCAGCTTGTATACCTTTTAATAAGTTCTTTAACTGTTGAGTATCTGTATGACTAATATACTGCATTCCATTTACATCTGTTTTTACTTCAATATCTGCAGGTATAAGATTCATTCCTTGTAATGTCATAATAGCTATAGGACTTAAAACCTCTCTATTGTAGTCTTTATTAGGAACTTCATTACCAAAAGTATCAACAGCAAATTCATTATTATCTAGCATAAGACTATTAGAGAAGAAAGTATTGAAATCTTCTAAGTCTTGTGATGTCATCATATAAGGGCTTACATCACCACCTTGAGCAAATGTAACCTCAGGAGAAATCATCCCTCCACTAGCATACATTCCATAACCTCTACCTATTTGATAGATCCTATTCCTTTGCATTAACTGATCATCAGTACCCTCTGTATCTAATCCTGCGTCCATTAAATTTTTAGTAACTGCAGCTATATTACTTTCTCTAACTGCTTGAGATTTTGTCATATCATAATTAATCAAATCAGGTTGTCCATTTATCCATTCTAATCCTGGATATTGAACTTCAAGATCTCTTTTCCATTTATCCTGTGATAATTCTTTTGTATTTTGATGTTCTACATTAATCACATCAAACTGATGTTGTCTTGCTTTATCTGCTTGTTCTTCTTTAAACCTTCTATCTCTAATTGCTTCTTCTGCTTGCAAATCTGATGCATATATATCAGCAGCAGCATCAGAAAGTATACTTAAAGCTCCTAAAGCCGCACTTATATTATCTTTACTACTAGCCACCTTCACCTCCTGCTTTCATTTCTGCTATATAAGCTTCTAAATCACTTAATTGTTGTGATCCAGGGAATGTTTTTGTAGTTGTTGCCATATAATCACTTAAAGCTTGATTTTTTTGTGTATTGATACTTGTTAAAACATCATTATGCTGTTTTGCAGCTTCTTGAATTTTTGCTGTAGACTGCATACTGCCCTGTTTAGCTAAATCCTGCATTTGCTGATTCATTATTTGCTGAGTAGGATTAGCTCCTTCAAAACCTTGTTGAGCTTGCATATTTCTAGTTTGTTGAGCTGCTTGTTGACTCTGTTGAGCATGTTCAAATTGTAAAGCTCCTAATTCTCGCCCTTTTGTTTCCATAATATTACCTGATGGACCTAAATCTTTTTGAGCTGATTCTAAAGTGTTTGTAAAACTTTCATCAGCTATACCTTTTGCTTGTTCTCTCATAGCAACTGTTTCATCATGACCACCAAGCCATCCGCCAAGTCCATGCTTACCAAATGTATGGTCCCATATTCCACCAAAAGTAAACCCTTCATCACTGGTAGCGCTCTGATATGCTCCATAAGCTAGGGTAGCGAGTGCTATTGTCTCCAAAACAAACTTTTCTTTTAATCCTGTATTAGGATTTATAGTAGATGAACCTAAGGCATTGACTAATTGCTTCCCCTTTTCTCCATATTTATCAATAAGAGTAGCTTCCCATTTATTAACATGAGTTAATTCATCATTTATTGTCCTTAAAGTTGAATCACCATATCTTCCTTGTCTAGAGAGTTGCAATAATGCTTTCTCTCTTTTTGACAAATGACCTCTACCTAAATCTTTTCGTGATTCTCCCCATTTTACAAAACCGCCACCATAACCACCAGATGATCCAAATTGAGGTATATCATCTATAGCCATTGGTTCTCTTTCAACAGCTAACAAAGCTTTTTCTTCTTTTGACAATGCTTCCATAATTTCCTTATTTAATTAATGAACTACCTAAACCACCAAGCAAACTTAGAGGTTGTAATCCTGGAACAAACATAGCTGCTGTAGAAAGCCCTAATGCTAATCCACGTCCAGCTTTTTGTTTTCCACTCAATTTTTTCCAATCTTTAGCAAGTGTACCTGCTCCATATAAAAGTCCAGCAGCTCCTAAAGCTTTTCCCATACCTTGACTTCCGCCTGTTATAGGGTTGCCCTTAGATTTTAAGCCTCCCCAAATATCTTCACCTATTCCCTTTACATCTTGACCTAATGTTTTTGGCCCTTCAGTAAATTTTGTTATTTTGCCTAGGTCTTTAGCTCCTTTAGCAGCGTTTTCCGCAGAAGCAGCTATATCTTTTCCAGAAACTGCAGTTTCACCCCAATCATCAGCTTCAGTTAACCAAGGATTATCTTTTAAGCCTTGCTTATATATATCTCCTCCTTTAACTCTTGCTTCCGCTACATTTTGAGCACTTGTACCTGCTTCAGTTATTTGAACTCGCCCACTAGACGGAGTAAGCATTCTTTTTAAAGGGTTAGCCTTCATATAATCTTCTGACATTTCAAACATAGCATTACCTGATGCATCTTTCATGCTCATAGCATGAGCCATATCAGACTTCTGTGCTCCAGACCATGCTTTCCAAGCATTAGTCCCTATCTTACTAGCTGCAGAAAGATTCTGCTGTTGTCTTTCTTGTTGTTCCTGCATTCTCTGTTGCAGTCCTTGAAATTGTACCTGTGTATCTGAATAATCGTATGTAGCCATATTTCTTTCCTTAATTATAGTTTATTAATTTAAAATCTCCAACAAAATAACCTTAAGTATCCATCTTCCCAAGCTGTAAAACTTTGACCTGTACTTGCATCAGTATTATCAACAGAAAAAACATATTGATTTCCTGTTCCAACATTAACTGTATTATTATCTTTCATATAAAAAGTTAACATAGATAAAGTACTATTATCATCATTTATAGCTGTAAAAGCGTTTGATACACTAAATATCTCATCTGTATTTGAAGAATCTCCTTTTATATAAGCTTGCATCATAATAAATTTAGACCCCAAACCATGAGAAAAGTCATAATTATTTCCATTACTTCCACTTCCAGTTGATATGTAAACCCAACCACTATCATAATTAGGAGCCGCAATACTTCGTAAACCTTTTCTAGAATTATTAGTAAACTTTTCATGTCTATCAAAAGTCTTTGTATACATTTGACCTTTATACTTTGTATACTCCACCAAATCTCCATTCACAAATCTTTTTATAGATTCACCCTCTCTTATGTCTTTAGGGCTTGCAGATCCTTGGGATATAAAGGAAAGTTTATCCGCTTTCCTTTGCATAATTCTTCTTTCACTTGGTTCCAAAAGTGTATATTTCTCCTAATTTAACCTATAATATAATACATATAAATATATATTTTTCATAATTATTTTATATTTTTAGCACGATAAACTATTGATATATCGTTTATTTCAAAATCAGCATTAATATTTCCAGAAGCATAAAAGTATAATGCAATACTATAAATGTTGTTAGCTTCAGAAGATGTTGCTGGAGTTAATTCTGCAACAGTCCATTTATTAACATTATTAGCATCATCCAAAGGAGTATAATCAGACGACCCACTTGTAACACCATTAAAATTGTATTTAGTATCACCAGCAGTACCACCATTAACTGTATATTGAATTTTTAAACCAGCACCTCCAGATCCGTCATTAGCCCTATCTTTATATGATATATAAACCTTATGAATCTTCTTCTTTACTCCTGGTAATCCAAAATCGAGATCTTTTGTCATAAAATATGGCATAGCAGCTGCTGGACTATCATTCCAGATTCTATTAGAAGCAGTATGATATCTCCACATAAGATCTCCATCTTTATCTACAATAAAATTAGATATTTGTCCAGTTACATTTAATCTTCCAGCTGATGATCTGTTTACTACCCAACTTTGAGTTAAAATATCATAAATAAAAACTTGACCTTCTTGATCGTTAACACTATCTAAAACTAATAATTTTCTCTTTTTAGGCTGATACCCTATTGAAGGTGTATGGTTAGGAGCTGTAAATGTATTCCAAGTATCAGATGAAACAATCCTCTTACTTTGTCTTTCTAATAAATTTTTAACTTCTTTACCATCATAAATATAACATCCATGTTCATTTACCCAAGCAACTCCAAAATCAGTTTTACATACAGCCGCAGGCCCCCATACTCCTTTAGTATCATAAGTTCCTTCAAGAAATTCATAATCTTGAGAAACATTTATTATATGCAATTTAGTTCTTTTAAATTGGAGTAATCTATCAGCATAATTTTCAAGACAAGTAATCTCATCACCATCCCCTATAGTTACTTCAATAGTATTTTTAGAAGGTAAAACATCATAAGAGTTTATTGGAGATTTTAACATAGCATCTCCTTTAAAAACAAAGTCGTCCTTATCTCTATGTTTAACTGAATTATAGTTATCATCTCCTGCTGGGGCTGGTTCTATATGACCATAATAGTTATAAGCACGATTAGTTACTTGAGCAATATTCCCAGCATATAACCTATTATTAACAATAGTACCTGTCTTAAATACAGCATGTATTGAATCTTCTCCAGCAGGAACTCCGCTCATAGCCTCATAAGAAGGAGATGTTGGCTCTGAATCAAATTTTAACATATTAGTATAAGTACTACTTCCTCCAGGACTCTTAACAACAGATTTACTTATAGGAAAAAATTCTTCATCATTTGCCCAAGGTATCCACAAATCACTTTCAACCTTTTTTATACCCTTATCAAGATCAAATTCAAATAATAAAATTAAATCTCCGTATGGAACTTTAGCCTCATTAACTTCTCTAAAATAAATTCTACCTCCAGTTATCCTAGGGTTTAAGGGTGTAGGATGCTCTACCGAATCTGCTACAACTTCCTCATAAGCGTGTTTAGGTCTTACTCTTAATCTAAAATATTTAATAGAATCTTCCCACGTATCATCATAATTGCTACTGGCACCCATTATAGCTGGTAAAGATTCTTGTTTTTCATCATATATAAAAGACATAGAATACTGCTTAAAACCTCTCCATCCACCTTCTTCAGTTGGTTCAGAAATTGAGGTCAGTAAAAAACGATCGTTATAATACTGATTAGGGGCTTGATCATTTCCCAGGGAACCTACTACATATCCCTCCTCCTCCACTGAAACATTATCTGTAGACCAACTATTGGAATAAGAAAGTGCCAAAGGGGTGTCAGCATCACTATCTGGACCTTTTTTTACATGAGCAGAATTATTATAGCAATGTGTCTCAGATGTATACCAACCTCTAAAGCATTTCCCTGGAGTAGGAAATTGAGCAGCAGAATTCCCGACATTCGAAGACGAAGTATCAAGCCATGTACCAGTAAATCTATTTCTATGTATAAATCCAATCCAAGACGTTTTAAAACCTCTACCACCAGCAGACAAGATTATATTATTAAAATCGGTATCAAAAGTTCTTATAACTCCTGCTGATGAAAAGAATATAGGATCTGGAACATAAACAGATTCACCAATATATGTAGATATTTGATAAGGATTCGTTACTCCGCCCCAGTCATCATCACTATAACTATAAGTTCTTATTGTACCAAAATCAGCATTTTTAGTATTAAATGATAAAACATACTCATCCCCTTCAGGTTCTAATAATGAAACTTGCGTCTCCCAATAATAAGGTTTAGCAATCTCATGCATTTTTGGATGATCCATTCTTGTAAAAAAAAGACCATATCCAGCAGGCATTTGCCCTCCAGGACCTCCTGTAATGGTAGGATGAGCTTCATCATCTCCCATTAAAACGATTCTCCCTAAATGACTAACATCAATATCTTGAGCAAATTGCAATTCATTATCATCGAAATCTCTAGGGTCAGACTCATCGTTTAATCCACCATGAAATTGATCTATCTTATAAACTTGCTTAGGCATACATCCCCTTAATAATAGGGAGAGGCATAGTATAATCATAACCAACTAAAACAATACCAGCTCCGTGTAACCCCTCCCTATACATTAGTCCTTAATTAAAGCGTCTTTAACTACATCTTCAACACTATCCCAGATAGCGTCTAAGATTTTAGCTTCTGTTTTTTCTGAAATAAATGGAATATCTACATTCTCATTCATTTTAGAAATCATCTTAGCTTTCATTTCATCATTGAATATATATCCAGCGACTATTTTGCCAAAACCTGACATATTTATCTCCTTTATTTATTATGCTGTTTCTGCTACAAATACTTCCATATCACATGAAGCTGTGTCCGCATCTGCTGTAATAGACTTTAAATCACCAAGTGATACCGTCAATCCGCTCCCAGCTATTGCATCTAACACATCAGCCATACCTCCTGATATATCACCAGCAAAGACGAACGTTCTTCCAGCATCTAATTTAATAGCAGCTTCATCATCATTTTCATTAGCAAATGTTAAAATAATATGATTAGTATCATCAAGATTTGTAAATCTTATATACTGCACTTTAGCAGGAATTGATTGTCCTGCAGCCATTGCTGATGAAAAAGTCATAACGGTAGCTTCAGTTGTTGTAACTGTTAGTATCCTTCTATCTACATTAGCAATACTACCAATAGTATAAGATTGTACACTTCCATAATCTTTATTATTAATAGTGATAGCTTCTGACATTGTTACAGTCATTGTAGCGGCAGCGTAACTACTCGATCTAGCCATACTTTATCTCCTTTTGTTTTTTATACTTACACTTAAAATTTTTAGGTGAATGAGCTAAACTTTCTAATATTTTAAGGCGATCTTCTAAATTCTTCACCTTTTCATCCAACTCATTATCCTCAAAAACATAAGATTTTATTTTATCCAAACTAAATTTATCAACTATAACCTTTATAACTTGATTTAATATAAGTTTTGGTATTATCACTCTAAATCCATTAGAATTTCTTCTAGTCTATTAAATCTATCATCTAATTTAGTTTCTATTGTAGCTACCCCTATTTTAAGGTCAACTATTGCGTCCTCATTAACTTTAACTCTTACAACAGTTTTAGCCTGATCTGATTTAATTGTTTCTATTTTTTCAGTTGATACTCCATGAGTATAAATTATACCTCCAAGTACAGTTATCATTGTCAGTAACGTTCCTATTGATATTTTCTTGTCAATCATCTAATCTTCCTCCATTTTACGCAAAAACTTATGTTTTAGGCCGTTTCCTGATAAATGGGCTATAATGTCCACTAAAGCTTTATATTGCCTATTTAACCCCTTCTGCTCGATTTGCATCTTTTTCTGTTGATCTATCAATTTAATAATAATACCTTCCAACCTCTTGAAGTCTTGGTCTAGTTCGCTCATAAGAGTAGATTGAATGAATCGATTTTGTTTCCAAATGAAAAACCCGAACGCCATTGCTACCGCCACAGGTATTCCAAATTGTTCCAATATCGTAAGTATATCCATTATTTTCCTCCATTAATAAGCTCCCCCCACAGCGAAGTTCGTCCATTAATTATTTGTATAATATGTACTGTAAATAAACCCTTAGCATAAAAATCAACAATGGCAAAAGCATGAGCCCAATTAATTCTTCTATTAGCCAACCACTCATTTGAGTCTGGCCCCATATCTTTCAGACACCCAATGCTCCATGCACTCTTTGGTCCATCCATATGAGTTGCGCTCATCTGCTGTAAATCGTGCCAATGTCCATACATTATATTGCATCCTAACTTCCTAATGTGGTTAGCAGTATGATATTGACCACCATATTGATGCCCATGATAAAAGTATAATTTTCCCATTTTAAGATGTTTTCCGAATTGATAGTATTTGTAGCCGCGCTCACTAAGCCGAACAGCATTAGCAAATCTATAATGAGGTATATAGGGGTACTTTTCAACTGCCATATTAAGCCAATTGTCATGATTACCCTCAGTAATATACTTTTCTGTGCAACCGACTTTATCCAAAGACTCATCGATTTGATCCATTCCACTATTAACATCTTTTATATCCTTATCAAAATCTTTTATTAAGTATTCTAATGGTGGGGCCTTTCTTCTTTTAAACTTCCAAGCTGAAAAACCTTCCCACTCTCCAACGTCACCCAAATCTATATAAGCATCTGGTTTAACTATTTCAATCGTTTTCTTAAGGCAATTTATAGCCTTTTGATCATGCAATGGAAAGTGTTTATCTGGTGTTACTATTACACGTTTTACAACGCCAGTATCCACTTTTGGCATAATTACTCCTTTATTTATTATAAGTCATCTATTATAGCATACACCTCAGCTTGTATTTCTCCTTGAGGTGAACCGCTACCTCTATCTTTTTGATCTGAAATAACATGAATATTTTCGATTGCAGTATTTAATTTAGCAAACCAACATTCTCCTGGGCCTATTTCTATACAATCTCCAGATGTATAAGCTGCTGCACCTGCATCTAAACATAAATAAATACTATCAGCTGTATTAGCTGTTCCATCGCCTTCTACACTTCTATGTTTTATAAATAAAAATTTTACTTTATCCGAACCTGGAGCTATACTAGCAATAGATGAGCCAGTATTTACTCCATTACTAGCTGCAGCAGGTCCTGTTTGAAGAAATGACGTTGCTGCTATTAAATCTGTAGAACTTGTAGTAATATCAGTCAACTGATAATACCATCCCTCTGTAGCATTTGCTGGTTGATATGATACAGTTATATCGTCAAGTTGTTTAGATATAGTATCTGGTAAAAGAGTTGGTCTTACCATTATTGAAGCAGCATTGTTTGCCATCTAAAAGAATCCTCTCACTATATAAGGACCTCTTTTTCTAGAAGAAGCTCCTTTTTCCATTTGTTTTTTAAATAATCTCATAAAAAATTCTCTACCTTCCATATCTCTCATATCCTCAGAAAGTTTAGCTTTAACATAATAAACTACAGCTTGTGCTTGATATTCTGTTAAATCTAACTCAAAAGATTCATCTTCTAAAGCTTCTATACCTTCATATACAGATATTTGCTCATAAAATATATTATATATACTAACTGTATCATTTCCTGCAGTTGTAACATTTGCTGCTGTAGATGTATAATCTCCATCGGCATCAATAGTTATTTGATTATTAACATTTAATGCTCCTGAATTAGATGTATCACTTAAAGAAAATATTCCATTACCATCAGCATTAACAGCATTTTCCACAAATATATAAGATGTTCCTCTGTAATCCTGCGCATCTTTAAAAGCTTCAATATCCATTTTTTGAGTATTTGTATCACCTATATAAAGTTCATCTGCAATATCAACTACAATATCAGTTAATACTGAAGGTTTTAAATTGCATTTAGTTTTTAATGTTAAAATACCAGTTGCTGACCCTGCAGATTTAACTTGATGAAGTCCAGACCATCTTCCAGAACCTGAAATATAAATCCAATCATCAGCTGCAAATAAACTTGATAAGTCAGCTACATCACTAGCACCATAAGTAAATAATAATAAATTAGTACCATTAGATCCCCAACCTATAAATCTATGGAAATCAGAACCTTCTGTTAAAGTACTTTGAATATTAAATGTCGGAGTATAAGAGTACTCTATTTCAATTCCTTTTGAAATACTCTCAGTAGGACTAGTATATTTTTCATACATAGTATCAGAAGTTGAACTTCCACTACTAGGTATCCATTGCCCTCCTGCTGCTTCACAAGTAGCCTTTGTTGTATATCCAGATAAAGTACAATGAGCTACCGCTAAGAAACCACTAGTAGAATGACTAGATTCTTCGACTATTGCAACTTTATTTCCTTTATTATAATATGCGTATCTTTTAAATGCCATCTGTATCCTCTGTAAAAGGTTCATAAACTGATCTTGGAATGCTTCTATACTCACTATCACCATTTTCATGATTCTTACATCTAATATCAAGAATTTTCACAGCGTTATTAGGTAATTGGTAAAACCTTTTACCTGCCTCTATATCTATTCTAGTAGTTTCTACGTGAGTTTCAGAAGACATAGCTATTTCTTCTAAAGCTTCTTTTATATAAATAACTGCACGTCCAGTTTCAACTACGCCAGCTCTTTCCATTATATCTACAACTTTCATATTAAGTCGCCACTATTAAAGTTTCTGCACCCACATGGTTATCACCACTAATTAATATAAATGCACCAGTTATACCTAGTCTTGGAAAAGCAATAGCTTCTCCATTAACAAGTTCAGCTAAAATAACTCCATCACCAGAAACTCCTGAAGTTGCTGAACCATCTATTGCTACTTTTAATGTATCTGCAGCTGCTGAAGCGTTTGTTGTACCAAATAAATACCCTGTATGTTTAATATATACTAAATCAGTATTAGTATCAAATGATAGTATTGATCCATTAGAAGTAACAGCTGTATTAACTCCGTCAGCCCATCCACCTGCAATTGTTGTGTCTCCGCTATTAGATGTTATTTCTCCACTACCGCCTAAACTTCTTCTAACATTTTCATTAATAACTTCAATTTCTTGATTTACACCATCAGCAGCATCCATTAATATTTTAGGCGTAACTGATACCGCAAATGATGTTTTATTTGTATTTGCCACTTATTGTCTCCTTTTTTGCTGCGCTTTTTGTGCTCTATCAGGACTTACCATAAATTGAAAAGCAGCATCATATTGTTGTTGTAATTTCATAGATCTTTGATGATATAAATCAATGTCCATTTTCACTTTTTGTACTTCTGCTGAATATTTTTGTGTTTCAGCTGATAATTTACTTACTTCTTGAACCTCTCTATTAACTTCAGCAGAATAAGCACTTAATTCTGCTTGGTACTTCTGAATAGTTTGATCTTCATCTTTTGATGATAACTGAGCATTTTGAACAGCTTTTTGAAACTCAATTTGATATTGAGCGTTTTCTTTATTAAATAGATTTAAATTATTTTGCAAATCTGCTGAATATTTCTGTGTAGAAGTTGTTCTATTAATTTGCCATAACTGCAATTCTTTTTGAAAATTTTGTGTGTATTCTTGGACTTCTTTATTAACATTAGCTGTATAAACTGAAAGTTCAGCCTGATATTTTTGAATAGCCTGGTTATCGTCTCCAGCAGACAATTGAGCATTCTGTATAGATCTTTGAAGTTCTGCTTGATATTCTGCATTTTCTTTATTAAATGTATTTAAATTATTCTGCATATTTTGTTGATACTCTTGTATTTGCCCTCCAATAACTTGCATTCTTGAAGCAACCATTTCAGAATCTTCTTCTGTATTAAGCCAAGTATTAGCATCTGAAAAATCAGGAGCCACTGCAGGTTGAACATAAGTAGGTGCTGTTGTAGTAAACGATATAGAATTATCTGATATCGAAGGAGGTACTGGAGGAAGTGCACTGATAGATAAATCACTAATACTAGGAGCAGCATCTAAAGCTAATACAGGAGTTTCATAAGTAGGAGCTGATTGACTAAAAGATAAAGAATTACTACTTAAAGTAGGAACTGCTGGTAATACTGGAGTTCTAAGAGTTATAGAACTTAAAGCACTCGGCATACTATGAGCTGCACTTACTAATTTATCTAAAACTTTTATAGAAGCATATAAAAGAACTAAAAATACTTTATTTTGAGGAAACCAACCTATATCATCATGCAAAACAGTTAATTGTCTGCCCTCTGAATTTTCAGGGAATTGATTTACAGCATAAACTTTACCTCTATTACCAGTAGTACTAAGCCTATTAGGAACTGGAAAAATCTCAATTACTTTATTATCAAGAGTATATACAGGATTAAATGCAGATGCATAATGTATACTACTTTTATCAGTAACTCTTGACTTTAAATCTGGACTAATAAATCTACAAGCTCTCCAATCATTTGAAGTCCCAGATTCTCTAACAACATTAACTACTCTACCAACATCAAACTTATTTATTTCTGTATTGCTACTTGTAATATATGCTTTAGTAAATTGAAATGTATCTTCTGGAGCAAGTTCTTTCATTCTATTTGTAATTTCTAAAACTCCATCTCTAAGATAAATTGAAGCTTGATCCTCTGTGGGATCTGAACTTATAGTAACTCCAGTTAGAGCTTCTATTTTAGTTTTAAAACTTACAGGTGTAGCAAAATTATCACCACCTAATTCTTCGTATTCTAAACTCATTTATTCCTTTAGTCTAACCCACCCCCCTGAGAGAACACACTATCAGGGAGGCGAGTCATTATTTATTTACCAGTCATTAACTTATAGTTATGCCTGCAGCTACTTTGCCTAAGCCGCCAATTATATACCAAGCAGAACCATCACATACTAATTTAAACCAATCGCCAGCAACTGCCTGACCATCAACAAAATTAATTTGCGTATCTGTTCCATCTGAAGTATCAGCTGTAGAATCTGCACCAGTATCTACACTACCAAGAATGTAGTCTGATGAAGAAGCAGAAGACACAACATAATTAGCGCCCGAAGGAGCAGTTTTTACCACAACAGTAACAGTCCATCCTGCATTACCAGAACAAGCAGGTAAAGTAGTTGTAAAAGCTCCAGCTAAGTCTAAAAAAAAGACCTTACCACTATCGCCTTGTCCTAACGTACTTGCTGCTGTTAAGGATTCGCAATGATTTCCAGCCCAGCCATGACTTGCACCTAATTTAGCCATTATCTACCTCCTATACTGCTGATGTAGCAAATGTAGCATTCACTGCACATGAACCTAACTCAGAACCCCTGAAGCCAAGCTTCCAGTATCCTTTTTCTTCACAGAACCACACAAGCTCTGCTCCGATGTTAGATTGATTATTACTAGCGGTTGAAGCTATTACTAGAGTATTATGAGTTCTAGCAGTAGTTACAATAGTACCACCACCAGTCGCTACTGCTTGTACCCAGCTTTGTAGACGATTTGGCTTCATTAATTGCCCATCACCATTATTTTCTACAGTCAACATTAGAGTACCTTGATCATAATAGTCCCCACTAGCAGTTGTAAACGTAATTGATTGACCACCATCAGCTTGAGCATTAAATCTAAACACAACTAATGCGCCTACAGTTGCAGAAGGGAGCACCATTGCTGCTGCTGCACCGTCTCCGTCCCATAAACTACCATTAACATGTCCTTCTTTTAATGTGTAACCTGTATCTGTAGCGGCATCAGCTTTAGCTTCATAACCAAGATGAGCCCAATCCCAGCTTAAATAAGCTAGTTTGTTTTTTAGCATTTTTGCATTTCCTAAGATACTATCAAAGGAATTTTGTCCATATAAAGGATTAGCCATTATTCATATCCCCCTTACGTCCACAGAGCGTGAGTCTCAGGACAACACCACTCCATGCCAGCTTCAGTTAAGATTTGATCTACTCTACGATCGACTCCTGAGTTCTCTAATGTCTGAACCCCTACGTAGACTGAAGTATCTCTGTTAATACCATTACCAACCAATGGTCTATATGCAGCATATTTCATATTGATACCTAACATTTTAACATTAGTACCATCTAAGTGAACATTTCTTGCTACATTCATATCACCATATACAGTTGATATAGTTGTAATATCAATACCAAACACTTTTTTCTTACCAGCTATAGAGAAATCTGCTCTATAATTAGGCGAGATTTCAATATTATTAGCAAAGTATCCAGATAATTTATGCAACCAATTGTAAACTGCTGTAGAACAGAAGAATACAGTTGAACCTGCATTGTTGTATCTAGGATCTAACATTGCTGATAAATCATCCAAGAATGAATCTTGTGTTTTAGTAGCTGTATTTAAACTAAAAGAGTTACCATAAGTTGAAATAAAGTTAACAGCACCTTCTGTTGTGTTCACGCCACTTGTAGTAGCTTGAGAACCAAACAATAATGCGTTTTCAATATCCCATTTATGTTCAATTAGTTTTTCTTTCCAGATTCGAGCCCATTCGTTACCTTCATATTTTAAAACTGTAGCTCTATCAGTATTATTCATCACTGCTGAAGTTTTGAATATCTGAGTTTGACCATAGTTTGTAGAATATGGTTGGTCTGCCCAAGTTTCTGGATAACCAGTACCAACACCATGTGCTGACCCAACTACATAACATTTAAAGCTTTCCATAAATTCTGAAGACTTTGTTGTTGTAGTTACAGTAGCATCATATGCTAAACCAGCCGCAGAATCATCTGTTATATCAGAACTAGCTACTGCATTTGTAAAAAATACAGCTGAACCAGAACCCTTAACACATGTTGCATTCACAACAGCTTTGTTAACACCAGTAGCTGCTGCTGAAGAACTTTCTGGTAATGTATCAAGATCTACACTATTAACTTTCCATAGTGAATAACCTGAAACTGTACCAGCATCTGCATTAGCTGCTGTTGATCCATGTGGTATTTTAATTATCTGACCAGGTATAAAGAACTTTGGTTGAGTTCCTTCTGCACCTTCGTAATAGTCAACAGCTTGTCCATATATATTTTGCATATTACCGTCATTATTGTAATCGGTAAAGAATGAAAATGTATATACATTACCTGCTGCAGGAGTCCCAGTTGTTGAGGGATCTGTTGCAGGTATAGATATTGCTGCAGTACTAAAGTCAGACATATAAGCATAACGCTTAGTATAAGACGATCTTTTTTCAGTAAATTTGAAAGTAGGATCATCTGTAGCTTTTTTAGAAACCATGCTTAGAAATCTAAAGAATGGATCTTGCGACAACGCTAATTCTGATACATAGTTACCGAAGTTATATTTTCTTCGTAACGCACCAGTATTATACGTGGAAGCAGTAGATCCAGTCAGAGCATTTCTACCTTGGCCACTATATAGGCTATTACCGCCTATAGTATTACTATCTGCCATTTTATCTCCTTGTTAGAGTTAAAGTTTGGACAGATTAAAAAATTATCTACCCAAACAAGTTATCTACGCTATCATTATTGCCAAGGATACTATTAAATACATCTCTTTCTTCAGAGACAGTTTCTCCTTGACTGTTAGCTCCACTAGCAGACTTGGGTATATTCCTAACATTTCTCATTTGATCCATCATTTCTTGCTTTGTATTAGAAGCAACATTTTTAGCAACTTTATTTTGATTTAAAATAACATTTATATCATCTAAAGTCATAACATGCTGTTTAGCATCAGCTTTAAAAGCTTCAAACTGCTCTTCATTCATATTATGTTTTGCTTTAAACTCAGCCTCTTGTTGCTCTTTTTGTTTAGCAATATAGATTTGTTGAGCTCTTTGCTGTTCTGTTTCAACCATTTCTCCAACTCTTGATTGAACTAACTTATCTACGTGAGCATTCATAAGTTTAGCACTATCAGAATCTGGATCGGTCATCGCTTCTTGTTGATCGAAAACAAAATCTTCATCAAGTTTTAATTCATTTTGAATTGATTTTGCAGGCTCTCCGCCTTGAACCAAATAGTTACGAACATGATCTACAAGTCCACTATCATTTTTCATAGCATCAAGAACAGGCACAAATTGTTCAACCTCTTTGTATCTGTCTCTCCACTTCACGGCCTCTCTACTACTGTCAGTATATCGTTTTTCCCAGTCTGTGCCGCGATTAGACTGTTCCGCCACTCTATTGGAGCCTTCTTCATTATTAGCGCGGGTTACCTGTTCGGGACCGCTTTCTTGAATTGGGGTTGCCTCAGTGTCTACTATTCCACCATTAACTTGGTCATCAAGATCACTAAAGAAGTTCTCGGAGCCTGAATCAGATCTAGCTTCAGCAGCGTCTAAAGAATCTGCTTGCATACCAATCTCAGGGTTACCTTGTGTTTCTTCCATGATTTCTCCTTTTATTCTAGTTTATAGTTTATTCATTTTTGGTTGTATTTTCCAAATCTTTTCTTACTTCTTCTAATATAGATACAGCTTCACGCTGATTAGATTTTATATTCTCTTGAACGGCTTGCTGGTTAGCTTGTACATTATTAGCCATTACATTACGCAATAATTTCTGTTGGCCTTCTGTCTGAATATACTCTTTACTCATATTAGCTTTAACTTGCTCTTTCTTCTTAGTAATCTCCATATCTGCTTGCATTACTTTACCTTTAATACCAGCTTGAACAAGTTGTCTTTCAAGAGTTTCAATTGTGCCATCTTTATCTTTCATAGCTTCTTGTAACTGTGATAGTTGACCTTGAAGTTGAGCGTATAAAGATTTACGTTGAACAATTTTATCTTTATTCTTAATATCTGTTTCTGCTAATACAGCAACATCATCAACAACTCCTAGTCTCATTAACTCTTTTAATTCTTCAAGATAAGCCCATCTATTAACAGGCATTGTAGAACCAGAAATAACTCTTACATCATATTTTTGAGCAGATATATCCATAGATTTACCTATAGCTTCGCCCATATCATTATAAACGGGTATATTTATTTCTTGTTCCTTTCCTTCCTGAATTGCATTAGGTTGAATTAATCTAAATCTTTTATTAGCTGTATATGTAGCTTGAGAATATTGCAAAACTAACCTTCCTAATCTTTCTAATGACGGCTCTATAGATCCATTCATCCATTGCTTAATCCTTCTTGTTCCATATTCATCTAATGCAAGCATACCTCTATAAGTCTCACTAGCTCCACCAGCATCACCCATCATAGAACTATAAATACCAGCTAAGTACTCAACATCTTGTTTGCTTTCTTGAACTATGCTATAAAATGCGTTAGCTAATGGCGCTGGTTGTACTGGTGTAGGAGGAGTTACTCCTGGTCTAATAGGTAGTAATGCTCCTGGACTAGAAGAGTACTTCTCCCAAGTTTCAGCGTCTATAGAGCCTTCTTCATACATCCATCTCAGACTACTGCCGAGTGAAGCATTATGTACCATAAGTTGATGAGATTTATTTATTTCTTGTTGCTTACCTATTAATGGAGCAACTGCACTCATTGGATATGGAGTACCTGTCCATTTAAAATGAAAAGGGACAATAGGATATTCAGTTATAGTATCTGGTAATACATTCTCATATATAAGTTTATCACCAACTATACAAGTTTGTTTAAGTCTTGTTACATAAAATTGTATTGAATCAACTATAGTTTCTGCTGTTTTAGGATTCTTAGAAAATTGTTTGAATTCTTTTTCTGTAACAATTATATTCTCAATTTTAGAAGCTTCTGCTTGAAGTTGACTCATGCATTGTTGTTCAAATGTCTGAAGTTGCTGCATCATCATTTGCTGTGCTTTTTCTATTTCCAGCTTATATCTTTCAGGAAGCATATCACCCTTTTGAACAGCTTCTTGCATTTGTTTGTCTTGTTCAAGCAGTTGAACTTCTAGTTCTTTTTGCATTTCCATTACTTGAACTTTACATTGTTCTTGAATTTGTTTTAGAACTTTTTCATCAGGTGGAACTCTAAAAAATACACTTACATTAGAGACTTTAACTTTTTCATAAACTTCAAAAAATTCA